TGATACAATAGAATTTTGAGGAAGCGCACTTGTAGTCCTACCTTTCAACAAATCTAAAGAAATTATTTGTCCGTGTAAATTACTGGTATTTTGTGCATTATTTCCGCTTATTTGGAAATGAGTTTGATAACCTGTAATATCTCCTCCACCCCCAAAGTGTTGGGAGATTTTGTTATCATTAGTTTGAATAGTATAAGTTGGAGTAATAGGCATTGTATAACTAACTCCTGTATAGAGGGTTTTTTGCCCTGCAATATCTGGAGCATTAACTGTAATTTTGTATAATGCGCCATTAGGAACAAACTGTTGTGTGTTTTGCATTGCTCCACCAATACCGCTATATGCACCGTCCCCTGCTAATGGTGGGTCAGTGTAATTGTATGGTATTCTGTTATTCTTCTTTAATTTGATATATAGACAGGTTCGGCCGCTAGAAGATTCTTGGAAAATTGTGTCTACTTCTCCTAAAAATTTTCTAACTCCATCAGCGTCTTCACAACCCAGTAAGTCTCCTTGAGAAATAGTATTACCGCCTAAAGTAGTAATAGTAGTTTGCTCGGAAGATAATGCGGGAGAGCCAAAAGGAGTGTGATTTCCAAGTAAAGCGATAAACTTTGAACTGTCGGGTAACATAACATTTTTCCCGTCAAAATTACCACTAGGGCTTATGTTATTACCACTTATTCCGTCAATAGTTGGCTTAACCAAATATCCTTCATCAATCAAAGTATATGTGGCGGCCTTTGGTAAATTGGTAGACCCATGTTCTCTTGTATGCTCATCAACATGGAATCCTACATCTAATGGTAGATAATTAATAGCAGTATGACATTGTGTTTGCAATAAGTCTAAAGAACCTCTATGGAAATTTACACTTACGGGGTCTTCGGAAAGATGTTTACCTGTGTTCTCATACCTACCTTCATTGTAAATACCGCCCAAATAATATCTACCTAAAATCCAACCTTGTTCCGAAGCAATTATTTGATTAGGCATCTTGAAAATTTGACTTCTCCAACTCTTCAAATCTTGATTATGATATAAACTACCACTGTTTCCTGTATGGTCTGACAATATTTCTTGACCAACTGTATAGTCCAAGTTATTATATTCGGGGTCTAGTTGTATATATGGCCTATTTCCGCTAACTGAAAAGTTGTTGCCGATAGTGGTTTTTACAACATTCTGTCTAATGCCTTGAGAATACCCTCCATAAAATTTGTTTTCAGTAGGGAGTTGTTTTGTAGTGCCTAATGCGGGAAGATGTAAATATGGTATTTGTAAGTTGGTGTCATAAGTAGGTAATGATTTAGATGCTCCGCTCTTGGCGTTTTCTCCGTCTACATTGTTAAACAAATGGTCTGTGGTAACTTCAATTAAACGCATCAAACCAAATCTACGAATTTGTCTAGGGTTAATTGAAGACGATTCAATATTCAAACTCTCTACTACATCTTTTGTAATAACAGTAGAAGAACCAACACCCGAATATTGTTGATGCAAAACTCCACTAGAAGTAGAACCAGTTTTTCCTTTTAGCACAATTGCGAAGTCGGAGAAAGAATGTGAAGCATTAACATATCCTATATGGTTTGAATGGTAAACACTTTCGGGGTATAAATCACTAATGCTGAATATTTGCCAGTGAAGGGCTTTAGTGTCTATTTCTTCTAATGTGTCAGCCCACGCTGAATATGCGCTAAATGCTGAACCCGCATATAGCCCTCCTGTTTCCAAAGAATCATTTTGTTCATAACGGTGAGACTTAGGCATTGAAAACCTAGAATCTAAGAAATTACCTTTTGCAAACGCAGTAGTATTAGAACCTAATATTGGCCCTTCTTTATTTTCGGGGTTTGTTAGCCAGTCATGCCTTTCATTTTGAATATTATACCCATAAGGAATCAATATCGGCTCATCGGTATATCCGTGTTTTACCTTAAATGCTGGAGCATATGCAGTAATAGAACTTGGTTCATCATAGCAATTATTCAAAGAACCGTAATATGACCTCTTTTTATTTAGCCTATTAAATGAGCCGTAATCTCCTCTTTGCAAATCAATGTATCTAAATAAAGTCTCTCCGAAAAACTCAATTGCTCCTTTATGATACCATGTAAATATAATTTGATTAGAAGCATCTTTGTTATCAATATATCCCGCCCAATAGCCATCTTGTTTTGTTAATGAGGAATCTTGAACTCCATATGTTTGAGCATTACTTACATTATGTGGAACATCATCAAAACGATATATTCTTTCTCCATCACTCAAAGAACAACTGTCTCTATTTTGATTACTTCTTACGGGATTAAAAGTAATAACATATTCCCCTTCTCTTGGCCCATAATCTACTGCGGTTGTTGTTAGGTATTTTCCTATCAACTTACCATCTTCTCTACAAATAAAGTCTCCCTTTCTAAAGAATTGTGAAGGGTCTCCTCCTCTAACTACTAACATATTGTTTCTAGTAGTAGTTGTTTTTGATAAATTACCCACAATATTATATGAACTTCCCAATAAATATCTATTTTGAACAGGAGTAGACCAAGTAAAACTCACTAATGCCTTTTTTATTATAATGGTATCTCTACCAACTAAAGGAGTGTCTACTTGCACATTTATTATTCTACCAAGATTGACTAAATCCGAGGTTCTAGCGGAAACTCCATTTAGACCCAAATTGCTAACTAAAAACAAAGAATCCCCAATACTTAGATAATCAGCGCAAGTATCGCTAACAGGTGAAGAACTCCTATTAACAATTATTGGGAAATCGGTATCTCCAACTGTCATTACTCCAGTAGAAACATCTACATTAAAATCCCCATTACTTCCTAAGTTAGTATTCACTCTACTCCTAGAATTAATAGTAGTTGTATCAATTCTACCATAAGGATAATTACTATCTCCCGTTTTTAATTCTCCTAATAAATATCCACGATTAGAACCGACTATGTAATTACCTGCATTATCTTTAGCAACTTCGGGTCTATTTGGAATAGGGGGATTATACATTCTAGTCCCACTTAATGGGTCTTTGATTTCGTCAAGCATTTGTATGAATCCACCATCGGGCAATCCTTGAGTATTTAGGAAATATATTCCGTGTTGATTCATGTTTTCTCTTTTTATTTTCTTTAGGTTTTCAGCGTTCACTCTATCTTCAATTAGAGTTTTAGCGTCTGTGTCAAAACCAATAGTTTCAAATTCATAATTAGTATAGGTGGCGTTTATCATTCCTAAGAAATTGTCATTTGTGTCAAATAATAAATCACCTAAATTAACATCTCCTTCAAACAATGGTAGATTGGTTCTTATGTAGCCTCCAAATTTACTACCCATTTCTACGGTTCTTTGTATTGGGTCTCCCACCGAATATATAGTTTCGGACAAAGCACCAAACGCCTGTTCTTTTCTCCATAAAGGAATCTCGTCCAATAATCTAGTGTCCTTTACATTCAAGTCTACTCTAGCAAGAATTAACGGACAAGTAGGAGCGAGTTTAATTATTCCTTTCTTGTCCTCCCCACTTTCAACAGATACTACTTCATATTCCGATAGCGAAGATACTGTTCTTTTAGTTTCATAAATAATATTGTTAAATGTGCTTTCTATTTCTTCATCGGATAACTTAAACATAAATTCTAAGTCCTTATTGTTAGATATTGATATTGGGTTATTGATGTAATATCCTAAAGATTGTAAATCATCGTCCGAACTTGTAGCCTGTAAATCGGCACTAGTTTGGGGTAATTCAGTAAAGGTTGTTTTATTGCCCGAAGAAGAACCACTCGCAGTAGTAACCCTATTTCTTATTACTTCTTTACCGCTAGAGAATATAACCCCTTTATCCGCACAAGAAGTCAAAGCGTCTAATCTATTGCTTTGGAAAGGATTGGCGGAAATAGCGTTTCCTAAAATAATGTCATTACCGACTGGTTTCTTAGAAGAATCATAAGCAGTAAATCCACTAACAGAAGAAGTAGATTGATAATCCGAATTAACATAAACAACCCAATCTGTTAAATTAACCCCCA